TTATCCAGCGCAGCTTGAATTTCTGCAACTGTCTGATTTAACTTTTCATTCTCAGCCTTGAGAGCTTCCAGCTCTTCACTGGGTTTCTGATCCGCTTTCGCGGCTTCCAATGCGGCTTCCAGCTCAGCAATCTTGGCTTTGGCTTCTTCTAACTGTTTCTTTAAATCCATATCGTTAGAATTGTCTCCTTCATTGCTTTCTTTCAGATTAAGAGCTTTAATTCCTTCATCGGCGGCCGCAAGCTTTATGCCAGACTCACCAACATGATAAGTTCGGATATTCTTTGCGTACGGATCGGAAGGAACGATAACATAGCTAACTTCTTTTGGGGTGATACTATAGATATCCCAATAACACGTTTCGCCCTCATATACAGTGCCACGGGTATGTCCTTCTGGACATCCTTCTTCTGCAGACGTAATTTGCGCACCACAAATGGAGCAACGAACATCGTTTGCAGAACAACCGATGGAAACGGTTTCTAAAATACGGCTCGCAACTTTTTCAGCCGCTTCCTTGTCGGGAATTGCGACTGTAAAAACTAAGCCGCCGACTCCATCGATTGACGTTTTAGTAGTATATTCCGCATGGTAGATACGACCAATCGTTTTCCCGTCTTGGTCATTGTGATGCAAAATGACGGGACGAAGATATGGGCTTGTCCAATACGGAACACTATCTTTTAACGCTTTAGACATGTAACGCGTATAATTCTGTGTGCTAAATGGGAAAGCATGGATTGCTTCCACATCAGCCATCAAAGTTCCCGGCGAGGGTTCTTTAATATCAGTAGGCGCCGCTTCTTTTAAAGGAATCGGTGCCGCTTCGTCTTTTACCGGGACAAAAGAACAATATTCCTTTAATAAAAGACTCATTATACACTCCTCTTCTCGGGATCCTTAATGCCACATGAACAATACGGGGCAAAAGGAGGAATATCATCTATGTCAAAGCTATCGGTTGAAATGGTAGATTTGCGATCTTTGTGTGTATCAGTCAAATCTAAATCAAGTTTTGGTATGCTCTGCACAGCATATCCTTTAACATCTCCGTACCAATACGCTTTCTGCGTCCAGAAGACACAGATGAAACGTAGGCGGAATTCCATAAAATTAAAACAACTGTCGATATTATCAGCAGCTTCTACTTTCTTAAATAAATTGGCTACAAATCTATCTAAGTCAGCATCGGCACGCTTAGTCACTTCACTAAAATCTATATGAATATCGCCAAGTTCTACCTTATGGTCCGATAACTGAGATTTCGCATAACCTTGACGCACAGCATCTTCGAGATACTCGTTAAGAATATCACGAAGTTCTGCGGAATGTTTCGCTATGCTTCTCTTGGAGAAATTACCTTTCTCAATACGTTCATTACGCAAGGCCGCGTATTTTTTATACATTTTTGGGAATTGCTCATGGTAACTATTTACGTGATTTTCTGTTTTTAATACACGCTCCATGTCGAATTCACGCAAATTTATTCCATTGTATAATGATTCTTTAACTCGTGCCGACGTAGTCCCGTGCTGGTTTTTCGGCGAATTCATGCTTTTAGCTTCACCATTCGATTGTGTTTTTGCCGTTTTCCCATTTTTAATATTTCCATTGCCAGTTGTACCAGATGCTGCAACTTTTGCGTTAATTAATTCCAGCTCGTTCGGCTGTGTTATCATATTCGAATACAGACGGCTTTCGTCAACCTGGTCTGCGCCACGACCAATTGCACGGCGCATTTCTTCAAAGGTAATGGCATTATCTTGGAACTTAACCAGTTCATGATTTTCCATCTTAACTTTAGTATCCAGATTGATTTCATTGAATTCAAAGGAAACCCAGTCGTCTGGCGTAAAAATCGGATTAAAGCCGCCTTCCAATAAAAGCTCGGTAAAGACACAGTTCTCAATAAAAATACTAATCATTTTTTGATAGTATTTAACGGTATCGTGCATGATACCTTCCATTGAGTCCGCATTCTGTCGAGAACCACCGCGACCCATCATGGCTTCCGACATATTTAATGCGGTAAATACGCGCTTTTCATAATAGCGTAAGTAATCCCCTACTTCGATGGCTTTACCTTCTGCGCCAATTGCTTTAAACGCGGTACGTTCATTCGTGATAATAATACCGTCGAGCGGCATTTTATTTAATTGATCTTGCGCATCTTCGATTTCTTTTTGTGTTGCCATCATATTTTCTTGTGGCAACCCAATAATCATTTGATACAGCGGAATCGTAAAACGATATATTAATGATAGCGTATTGCCTTCTACTTTGCGCAAAATCTTAACGTCTTCTAAAGCTGCTAATACACGAGGCGTGCCAAAGTTATTATTAGCTTCACGATCAACGAAGAAATGAACGACATCTTCCGCTTTGTATTCTTTTTCTTCCGAACCTTCTTGCTGTTTATAACTTTTAATTGTACCCGAGTTATCACGCTTTATTTCCATTGTGGTCGGGTCTGTTCTGAAGTAACCGCCTACTGGCTTTTTACCTAAAACCGGTTTGGCTTGTAGCCCGCCCATGATTTTATCTACTCTACTCTTAACCCAGAAAGCATTAGAATAAAAAACAAGATCGCGCGCCAATTCTTCTAGCATTACATCCCATGGCATTCCGGTGCCGAATGACATCAAAGATAAACGCTGTTTTAAATATTCAACGGCGCTGTCGTTTTTAGACGTAATTTTGTATCCCGCTTTAAAAACCAATTGGAATGTTTTATCTAATGCTACTTTAATATACGAATCGGTTTCTATTGCAGAACGAACTTCAGCTAAATCTGATTCTGCTGCTGTATAATCATCAGAATCTGGTTTATAGCCAAGATGTTTAATAATAAAATTTTTTAAGTTCGTATTCGTAATTTGGCTACTGCTTCCGCCACCACCTCCGGCTTCCAGAAGTTTTAGGCCTAATTTTTTACGAATTTCTTTAAATGAAATCATCGTTTACACGCCTTGTCCTTTTTTCTCTTTTTCTTTCGTAGGGTCAGTTTGTGCAGCTGTAGCAGTTTTGCCACTATTTTTAATTTCACCGCTAGCAGCTTTCTTCGTATTGTTCTTAACGAATGAGAGGTCTACTTTATTATTTAGATAAGTATTGACCGCAGTTGTTGCATTTTTTATTTCTGTATCGATTTTTGATGAAACTGCTTTGTTAATATTCTCTACAGAATCTTTCAGCACTTTATTAATTCCAAATAAATCATTACCAGAATTTTTTACGGAGCCACCAATTCCTCCACCAACGACAAGTTTAGTAATGTCAATACCATTCGATTTTGATTCTTGATTACTTACGATATTAGTAGACGGAGCTATCGTATCTTTTGCTTGTGGTGTTTTTGCTTCTTTGCTTGTTGTGCCTGTCGAAGTTCCATCCGAAGCAGTATTGCTATTACTGGTGGTGCTATTCGTAATTGTTCCGCTGGTTACCGTTGTATTGCCGCCTACTGCAGCCCGTGCTTTATCTTCGAGATTATCTAATTTAGTTGAAGTTGTATTTTCGAATTGTTCATTCGCATATTCTTTTTTAGCAAAGATATTGACACCCTTCTTCAATAAAGAGCATTTGGCTAAATTAGAAGCGAGATGAAGATTTAACATATCTCCACTCAACACGGCTGCAGAATGTAAAAAGCGATAAACTTCATTACGCGTTTGTACGTATCTGTCTTCATATGTATCGCGAGATGCTTGCAATAAATTCTTATCACACATCTCAATATAATTGGCAGCTGCCGTGCTGCTATATCTTTCCTTTAAGTATCTGATACGAGTTTGCGAAGCAATATCCCACGCAGTTAAAATAGAATTCGTTGTGTAACTGTCATGTGTTTTCTGAAACAGTCCAGTCATCTCATTTAATGCAATCTGATTACGTACAATCAAATCGCTTAAATGTTGATATTCTGTACCAACGCCAGAAACCGTTTCTCCTTCAAATGCGACATTTAATGTTTCCGGTACACTTACGCCAGCTTCGTCCATCGTGGTCATTAATTGATATATGTAGCTTTCTAAATATCCATTATATTCATTCACGAATAATTTTTTAATCGCACATGAATCTTGAAGATACTGCTCGTTTGCTAATTCCCAAATATTTTTAGCTGGCACTACTTCGAAGTTGAATCCAGAACCAATCATCTCTGGCCATACCGTATCTTCTTCATTATCCAATTCATCATTGTCTTCTTTAATCGGATAACTTTTATCGTATGCCGGTTTTATCATACCATCTTCTGGGTCTTCTGGTGTTTCCGGTGCTGGCGGGTCATTTTCGATAATCGTTATGATTTCATCTTTTTCTACTTCCGCTTGAAAAATCAG